CGCCGGTTATGATATTGGTCGTGGATTAGATGATTACACCTCTGCTGGCGGAATGGCCGATATCGGTGCTGGATTATCTGCGTTAGCTGCTCCATTATTAAAAGGTAAATTAAAAGCTCTTGCTAACGTAGCTGGTGCATTACCAGTGGTTGGTAGCTTAATTCCCGGCGCTAACGCAGCACCAATGCGCCCAGAGCAGGTTGCTGGTACAGCTGTTGATTTGGCTACAGGTTTTATGTCACCATCTGAATTGGGTGAAGGTACATTGCGCCCTAGAGACGAAGCATACTATCCCGGAATGACCGGTATATTAAAAGGCACAACACTTCCACCCGGCCATGCCGAAGGAGGTGACATAAAAAAGTCTCCGGCCAGTATAGCTGGCACCCTACAAGAGGTTGGTACAGTACAGGGACCTAGTCTAGCGTCAAAGTGGGCTGAGCATTTAGCCTCACTGCCACAGACCACAGAAGAAAATCTACGCCACCAGCAAGATGTGATTAGCCGCGCTATGCCTATCAGCATGAACAACGGCAAACTTGAGTTTGGTCAAGCTGACCCAGAGGCAATGAACGAAATGGCCAACATGGTGTCTGGTGTTGGTGGTGTGACTAAAGTCGTTAAAGACCCGATTGTTAATGCGCTGTCAAAAGTATTAGAGCCAATTAAGAAATCTGGTGCACAACTGGCCCGTGAAGCTAGATACGTTCACGATGTTGTGCCAACACACGCTTTTTCAGAAGCGCCAAAACTTAGCATTCAAGATTTACAGGGTGGTGTTTTAGTAGGTGTCCCCGGAGATAGGTCACTTGCTGGCCATCAACTTTTGTCAGTCAATGGAGTTCCGTTAAGTAAACCTGTAGAATTGCATGGTGGCCCGCGCTATGGTCAACGTAAAGCTGACCTCGGTGAAGACGCATTTTGGGCGTCACAAATGGGCGCGGCTTCTGCTTTGCAAAACAAAGCTGCAAGAGCTGCTGAGACTGCTAAAGGCAACCCAGTGTTTGGCCTGTATACTGCCATGGCTCCAGATTCTTCTAACTACGCATTGCATCACACTGAAGCATTAGTAAATCAATTAGACGCTTTAAATCCAAATAAAGCAAAACTACGTGCGTTTGATTCAATGATCCGCGATAGTTTCCCTGAATTTTTGGGCATGAACCATCCAGAAGTAATGAATCAGTTTGCAGTTAATTCTGAGTTAAGAAAGCACGTAGCAGATAGATTGAATAAGACCAAGATTGCAGCTCAATTTGATATGCCTAGTGGTGAGGCGACAATTCACGCTATTACAGAGCCTGCACTGCGCAACGTTGGTACAGGTAGCACCGGGTATTCAGTTGGTGAATTAAACCCATTTAAAGCACTGACAGCGGAAGCAGAGCACCCTACTTATGACACTCAGATTCCGGGTCAATTTAAAGGGCAGATGATTGCTCAATTACCTTGGGAGCATTACTTCCCAGACGTAGCAAAACAAATTGCCGAAAACCCAAAGCAAGCGCCTTACGCTTGGGGCACATTTAAGATGGGTGACTTCCACCAACCTGTGACACAAGAGTTGGTGGATAAGATTGCGCCCATTGAAGAAATGGTTAAATCAGCAACTAAAGACTTTCAGTAATTACTTGCGGTAACGCTTGCCGATCCATCCCTCCGCAGCAAGAGGAAAATCGGGAGCCCATACTGGTGGCGTGGTCATAATGCGGATCACGTCAGCCAACGCGGACTCCCCGTTTTGTTCTTCAACTAGGAGTAGTACTTCATCATGGATACTGTTGATCACCTCGTAACCGGCCTTCTCAAGGTTAAGCATAGCCACGGCAAGACAATCCCTAGCGGTACCCTGTACCGCGGACTGAAAAATAGAACTACCAATAAGCGGGTTTCGGCTCCACTGCCTACTGTAAGTATTCTGACTATGGACGACAACGCCCATTTTCTGACTACCCCACGGAGTGGTGAGCAGCTCGAGCTCTGGCCTCTGCCAGCAGATGAGTCGCCCGCTGGGTAACTGCATCCACAATGCGTTCTTGGCAACCTTCAGGGCAATCTTACTGCCAGCACGGAACGCAGTACCGGGATTGTTTACTGCATCAATCGAGGCAGCTTCGCATGCTGCCCACAACTCCTTCACTCGCGCATACGAACTGCGGTAGTTATCTACTGCGTTCTTGGCTTGCACCTCAGTCAGCTTAACCCCCATCCCCTCAGCATATTTAACAAGACCTTTAGCTCCTTGGCCAAACATCGCACCAAGGACCGCAGACTTGCTAATCTGGCGTTGTTCCTTCGTGACTTCATCATAGCTGATTCGGTACAGGCTCTCTGCAGCGAAGACTTTGTATTCATCTAATCCCTTTCTGAATAGTTCGACTTTGTCTTTTTGCCCGGCCAAATAGACGCCAACTCGGTTTTCAATTGAGCTAAAATCCACGTCAACGAAGGTCTTTCCGCTCGGGGCCACGATTGCAGAACGTACCAAGCTGGATAGTTGTTGCATCGTTCCATTTGCTCGGCTAAATACCATTGGTATCGCCTGTTCAATTTCTTCATCGCTAATCGTGGGGCGGGCAATATTTTGCAAATTAAGTCCACCACGGCTCGCCCAGCGGCCAGTACTAGCGCCATGATATACCAGTGTATTCCTAATCCGTCCTTCACGTTGTATCTCCATCATCTTAGCGTACTTAGCCACGCTAGTCTGGCTTCCTTCTTGGCGCAACTGTAACACCTTTTTGATACTGTCAAAAATGTTGCTTTGCAGCATTTTTTCAACGGTCTCTGCGGTTAAATCCGGCAGTGGGGCGTGTGGCACCATCTTGTTAATCCACGCCAGCAATTTAGCCCGCTCAGACGGCTTACAACCAGTCAAGGCGACGCACTCTCGGTCAATAGCTGCCTGAGCATCATTGACCGCCTTAACGGCGTTCTGGAGCTCTTTAGGGTCCACTGGAACGCCTCTAAGGTTAATCCGCTGGGTGAGGGTCCAGATGTCCTGCTCGGAGGCTGTAAGGGGCCTTAAAACGCTTCCTATGGCCATCTCTGTGCGTACGTCACCCATACAGTAGTCATACATCTGTTTCAATAGCACAGGATCATTGTTAAATGTTCCATCTTTTTGGGGCTTGCATAGCTTTTGAATAAGTCGTTTACCAATTGGGTCTTTTTGTTCCACAGTGCCCAAAAATATAGCGGCCTCTTCAAGGCTTTGCGGTACGTTGTTGGCTGCTGCTATAGCCATGGAGTCTATACACTGCTCTAATTTAACATCCAGTCCCAGTACATGCTTCATAATGTGCCACTCAAACATGACATTCCAGCCTTGAAATTTAGTCCTATCGTCGAACATAAATGTTGGAATTGCTGTGTTTGGTGTCCACAATTTAACTGGGCCTTGGTCAATAGAATATGCCATGCAAATAACCTTGGTACTGGGATCACTAGCATAAATATCTAAACCGTAAGTTGGTAAATCAACATTACTGCGAACTTCAAAGTCCAAATTAACTAGCATCTTTCACCTTTCTTTTTGTCCAACCATGTTTGTTTTCAACAGAATAAATAGAATGGCAATTAGCACATAATACTTCGCATTTTGCAATTTCAGAAAGAATATCTTCCCATTTTCTTTTAGGATCTTGGGATATATTAAAATTCTTAGTGCCTTTGATATGGTTAAATTGCAAAGCGGAGGGATGTTTATTGTAACCACAATGGGCGCAACCTGTCCTCAATTTTATTTCATTGATTTTGGTTCTTCGGCCTTGTTGATACTCTTTAGTTTTTTGAGATTTATTTGGATTGTGATTCCGGCATTTTGGAGAACAATATTTTTGCCAGACCACTTTTGGTATGTAGGTTTTACTACATAATTGACATGTTTTCACACACACTCCTAAGGATAAAGCTGACGTATCAGCGGAAACTTCTATTCTACTCTTACTAATACGCAAAAAAGGGGGCCGAAGCCCCCAAAACTCACCACCATGTGAAATAATTTTATATCTCGCAGGCTCCCGCTGTACAAGCTAACTGCTGAGCGCCTTCTACGTTGTCTGTGTTCTCTGTAAAGAGTTCCCAGTTAATGACTGGCATCTTAGCTTTGAGTGCTTCGTACTCTTCCTTAGTGCAGGTCTCGTACGGAGCTTGGCGGTATGTGCCGCCATCATACGGCAGGTAAGACACGCCGCTGATCTCGTCAAAGTGTTCCCAAGTCCATGCGCCCACTGTCGGCCAATCCTTCTCTTCTACCGAGATAGTCACTGAGGGCTTGTGTTCGCACCAGTGTCGTTGGTAGGTGAGCCAGAGTCCGAGGTGGTCGATTGGGGTGACTTCGTCTCGGGTGATTCCGTCCGGGGCCTTGATTGGGAAGCTAAACACAGTTGTCTGAGTTGGCTTATAGACGCAGTCTTCCGCAGGAACTCCTTGACTAACCAAGAATTGGCTGAGAGGATCTTTCTTATCTCCGCGTACTCTTCGGATGTAGTATTTAGCGTGTCGTGGATGGATTCCTGAAGCTGAATCAACAAGCTGCGATACTGTGCCACTTGGTTTAACACATGTAATTGCTGCTGACTTAGGGATTCCAAGTTTTGCAGCAAACTGCTCATTTGCCTCTCTTGCTGCCAAGCGGAGCTCTGCGAGGAGTTCATTTAACTTTTCACCTTGTGTTGTGAGTAACGGGTTATCGTAGATGCCAGTGAGTGAGACGCCAAGTAAGCGCTCCTCTTCAGTATTACGTTGCCACACTTTGCGCAAATAGGGGAATTTTGTGAAGGTGGCTTGGATTGTACCAAGGATGGCGGCAAGCCGCACTTTTCGCAGCAGGGTCTCTTTAGTATCGTCATGGCGTACTACAACCTCACTAAGATTGCAAAACTGATAAGGTCGGAGAATGATTTCTGAGCAAGGATTAGTTCCGAATTCAAAATTTGGATCTCTATGCCCGTATTTTTCAACCGTCTTCTTAGCAGCCTCCCGATTAAAAATGCCTCTTTCACCGGAATGGGAGTTGTAAAGTGATAACCATTCTTCCATGAACTTTCCGACAGTAGGTGTTTCGTTATACACCGCACTGTTGTTCGCAAGAGCGCGGTGTGGGGCTGTGTCCCACCATGGCCCAGCTTTAGCATGTCGAATCCTTTCATCATCAAGGTCAGATAGTGAAATCATTGCAGAGCGACGTACGCCACCGACTACAACCACCTCACCAATTTTACACATCAAGTCGTGGCACTCTAAGCTGTTTAGCTTTCGACCTTGTGCGTGTTTAAATAAATTAACAGAAAACTTAAATAGGTCTACTAATGGTTCTGGCCCGGAAGCTCTTCCACCAAAAGTTTTGAGTCGTGCTCCGGCAGGGCGGATGGACCCAACATTCCACTTGGGGATTTCTCCAGCCCAGAGGTTTGCGAGGAGGAGTCGGAGGGATTTTGCCCATCCTTCTTTAGAATCGTGGACTGTAATGGTATGTTCGGAATCGAATAGACGGTCTGGCACTTCCGGCAACTGACTAATATACTTTGACTCGACTGAGAAACCAACTCCAGTGCCACACAGGAGGATAAACATCGCTTCGTCAAACGACTTCGGATCATCAATTGGGAGATAGCTGCAGTTATAGACGCAAGTATTGTCACGGTCGGCACTCTTTCCTGCTGTCATCATGGCTCGCATGGACGGCATTAAGTCAAGGTTATAAATGGCACTACGAATTTCGGTTTTTAATTCTTTGTCTTCGCTAATTGCTGGTGTACGGCTAAAAATATAGTCAACATAGCGATCTACTGTTTCGACCCAGTTTTCACGACGATGCTTCTCGTCTACGAACCGGGCATATCTACTGGCGGCAATGTATTCTTGATACTGATCCATTTATATTCTCTTTGTTATATGGTTAATAAAGGGCAAAAAGGGCGGCCAGTTTCTAGCCGCCCCGCCCACTACATGGGTACTACTAATTACTAAGCGTTGTTTATATACTCAAGTGCAAGTTCTTTTGCAGTTACAAAAACAGTATCTGGGTCCCAGTTCACTGTTGCTGATGATGATGCAAGTGCAAGCATAAATTGCAATGTAAGTTCAGAAAGTGTCGGCATAGTTAAACTGCGAAGTCTGCTGCTGCGGAAGTTGCGCCACCTAACTTCTCACCGTCTTCCAACTTCTGTACGTTGTTCAAACCACAGGCGATGCCCTTAGAACCTTGTGCATTGTACGGATAGAACGTGATTGAAGCGCGGCCGTAGCAACCACTGTAAAACTCATTCATGTCCATGATTGGATTAAGGTCTGCGTCTACAACGCCAGGCTTCTGTGCTGAGTTGGCGTTGATAAAATAGCAACCTGCGTATGCTGGATCATCTTTCTCTTCGTCACCGTCGCGTAAGCCACCTTTAAGACCCTTAGGTACTGAGCCACCAAAATAAGCAGCTGCGCCTGCTTTAGTGTCTTCAAATGCCTTTTGAATCTTGGCAATAGTTTCCTTGTCAGATTTAGGAATAATGATTGATACTGAATACTTTGGTGTGCCGCCCTCAACTGATGCTTTTGGTTGGAACACGTTAGCGTATGAAAAACGAACTTTACCAGTTACGATTTTTACTTTAGTGGCTTGGGTCATACAATTTCCTTATTAACATTAGTACTGGTCTTCAATAGGTGCCAGCACGTCTAACCTTTTACTGTTGTTACTAATACGCAAATCGACTACTTAATATTTCACGATGTGATAAAGTTTAGGCGTCGTACAAAATACCTAACTTATTCATCGCTTGCTTCATTGCTAGAGCCCTTAGGAAGTCTGTCCGATACTCTGGCTCTTCCAAGATGTCTGGCTCTTGTGCTACTACATCTAAAATCTCTTCAATGGCATCTCTAAGCTGCTGTACGCCTTCTCTATATCCACTGCCGGGTAGCGCGTTAAAATCAAATACAAACTTCTCTATTAAGAGGTCCGGTATTTCAAATTCCGAACCGTAACACGATACCATCATAGGTGCCTCTTTATAATTGTAATGTCACCATAACCAACCCCACGTTACCTAGGGCGTACCCTAGGAATGAGATCCCCATGCCTACTTGGCCTTTCATAAAAAATTGAATTGCTACAAACATATAAACACAACCAATAAAACCGATTAACCATGCGTTCATGCAAAGTCCTCCTTAGCGTCTTCTTTGGCCTTGACCAGTTTAGGTGAGCCCTCTGGCCTTTGCACCAAGTCTCCCAGCCAAGTCTTAACCTGCTTGTTTAACTTCTCTAGCTGGGCTAGTGACTTGAGTTTGGGCTGCTCCCAGATAACTTGTGGGTCCATGCCCTTCTCAACTAGCACTGTGGCCGCTAATGCTTGGTCTGATATCTTACGGTGCGTTGTCGTAGTTGATAGTTTGTAGCCCGGAGGTACAATGTTTTTCTCTACTGCGCGGTTAAGTGCGTATTCTTCGACGTCGCTTACCCAAGTGCGTAGCTGTTGCGCCTTGATTAAGACTTGGCTGACTTCTTCTTCGTCGAGGAGGGGCGCTTCTTTGAACTCGAGCTTGGCGAGCTCTGTGTTAAAATCGCTGCGCGCTCTGCACGTCGCTTTGGCTTTGCAGAATTGACACCAGTCACCGGGAAGGAACTCACCGGCGCCGCTCCACGCTTTCTTGGCTTTGGGTTTGACGTAGTAGTTCGCCCAGTCGAGGAGCTTTTCGATGGACGTTCCGTCAGTGGAAATGGAATCAAGTCTTGGCTGGTGGATGGTATAGCTGACTTCTTTGATTTCCGGGTAGTCTTCTTTGAACTTAGAGTAGGCTCCAAGGGCGTAGAGGCGGAGCTGCGTGTTGTCTGTTGCGGAAACGGCCACGCCTTTTCCGAACTTGAGATCGATGACTCGAATGGCGTGCTTAGAAAGTATAACCACGTCGGCCGTACCAAAGCCGTCAGGGACCCAGTCAGAAAAGTCGACACGCTGTTCAAACAGCGGCGTGTCACCCTCACCAATTTGAGAACGAACGTACAATACGTAATTATCAACGTTAGCTTCAAAATCTTCATTGTAGTAGGGAGTGTTCTTAATGATCTCATATTCACGTTCGTATTCCTCAATTCCTATCTGTCCAAAATGGTGTCGTAGTTTAATCTCTCCAAGGGAGTGAGCCATAGTGCCTTCTTGACTGAAGTCAAAAGAACCTGCGGCGCGTTTTTGTTCGGGGAGTGTTGCCTCTAATCTAGCTGATGGTGTGCAGGATAGCCATCGCTTGGATCCTGACGCAGATAGTATGGCATGTGCGGTCATGTTATTCTTTCAATTCGGGTTAGTCGTATATTTACTAATACGCAAATCAGCTACTTTTCCTCAGAATATTTTTTAATATATTCTTGGGCGGATTGCATTATTTTGATTGAATCTCTAAAGCCGCCCAATCCACGATTGCAGTGATTACAAAGCAACCCGCGCACCTTGTTGGTGGTGTGGCAGTGGTCTACGTGGGGTGTTTTTTCAGGCACAAAAGGCAGTTTACAAATTTCGCAAGCATTATCCTGCGCGTCCTTCATCTGCTGGAATTTTTCTGGGTCAACGCCGTACTTTTTAGTGCGAGCGTAGTCCAATTTTTCAACACGATTTTTTTGGTAATATTCTTTTAGGCAAGTATTGCAATGAAACCGATATCCGTCTTTCTTTGACTTGTCTTTCAAAAATTCAGAATACGGCTTTACAATCTTGCACTTAGAGCACTTCTTCATGGAACCCTCACTGGTTATTTGGTGGGTAGCCAGTGAGTGAGCACTGGCAGGGCCGCTAAGCCTGTTCCCCTTTGAATTTTAGATATTTAACTTTGCAATTAGCTCTGTTACCTGAGCGTCAAAGTCTACAACAACTTCTTGTTTAACATTGGCTTTAATCTCTTGGCGATCTTTGTAGTCGTCTGGATATTGGCCGCGCAAAGCAATCTCCGCAACACGGCTATTAAAAGCCTTGTTGTCAATGTTGGCTAGCATCATGTTTTCCCAAAATGCCTGGCCATAAGTAGTGGCTAAAGACATCGTTTCTTTAAACTTTGGGTCTTCTTCTTTCCACTTTGCTGCGGTATCTTTACTAATACCAATTGCGGCGTACATCGCTTTTTGCGATGCACCCTGTTTACCCAGTTCGATGATGGTTTTTTCCATCGCTGGAGTGAATATTTTTTTAGGTATCTTACCCATTAGCACTTCCACCTTTTTAGAGCTGCTGCTTTGCGTGTTGGCTTACCATTTTCGTCCTTCATTGGACCTTTAACGCCAGACATACGTGCGCAAAATGAATCTTTACGTGAGCCACCTTCTGGTTGAGGGGCTTTTAAATGAGAGCCGGTCTCGCGGTTGTACTTCTCGCGACCCTTGGCTGTAAGGCCTGCGCCTTTAGATACTGGTAACTTCTCGCCGCGACCTACTGACAAGGAAACACTGCCGCCTTTTTTCATTGTTGCGGTTTTGGCTGATTCTTTAAATGCCTGTGCTGTAGGTGCGCCTTTGGCACCCGGCTTGCGCATCTTCTCGCCCGAGCCAGCTTTAATGCGCTCTTGCTTTGCGTGGATGTTTGCGTACAAACCGGGTTTAGTTGCCATGATTGTAAAGTTAAAGTAGGGTGATTGTAAAGTTAACCACCCCTTATTGTAAAGTTAAAATATTACTGTTGTACCAGTGATGCGCTTTGCCATCTTACCAAACTCATGGACTTGGGTTTCACTGATAAATTTGTTGATCTCGATTGCCTTTTCCACAATCTCTTCGATTGTTGGGAACTTAGGGGCAAGTTCTTCTGCCTTTTTAGCGCCCTTGTTTAGCAACTCCCATGCAGCCAAATTGGCTTCATGCTGCTTGATAAGGATGTCCTTGGCTGTGTTGAAAATAGAAAAGCGTAGTTCAAATGGGTTCATTTTATTTCCTTTATGTGTGTATGATGTGTGTAAAGTGCCGTCTTTCCGGCTGTCAGGAGTCAAGTCACCTCTCCGTACTTGTACGACCGAGCGTCCCCAGTCCAAAGCAGGGCTTCTTTACGCCCGCAAGGCACGTCTCCCGACGTTCCTATATCTACTAATACGCATTTCAGGGATAAAGCGCCCTATTCTGGGATGATGATCTTACGGACTGGCTTTTCCTTCTTCTTTTGCTCTTCTTCCATCATCTTTCTGAAGGTTGGCATCATCTCGTTGACGATGCCTTTGGTCATGGCTTCAGCTAAAAGGCGGTGCTCCATTTCCTGCTCTGCTGTCGTCTTCTTTGTCTTTTCTTCTACCGCTTGGACAATGTTATTGCCAAACTTGCGGTGCTTTAAAAACTGGCGAATGAAGTTGTCGTTACTCATCTTTTTTAGGTACCTCGGCTTCTAACAACGCTTTGAATTGTGGCTCTCCCTGTGCTTGGATCAGTGCAATCAATCCAGCTGATGCAATGTAGGGTGCCTGCCCAAGAATATGCAGGATTGCATTTACTTGCTTAACAGTAAATTTAAAATCGAGAATCTCATTTTCCAACGGATCCGGTTGTTGCGTTTGGTCTGTCATTTTTTCTTACCTTTCTTTTTGTCAAAATACTCTTTGTCCCACTTTGTGAAGTGGCCATTTTCTAACATCTTTTCAAAGCCGTCCCACAAGCGCTGGATTTTTAAATCGTTCATGTACTTAATAGCATCCAAACGATTGGCAAACTCGTCGTCTGAGAATGGGCCCTCTGATCTGTCAAGGTGTTGTCGTACCAACTCATCAATTGCCTCATTAGTTTCCCAAAGTTTGATGATGTCTTGCTCTAAATCAAAACGATCATATTGCGAGAATAGTTTCATTTTTTCTTCCTCGCTTTTTTAACTTCTTTATCAAATTCGCCAAACGGAAAGTACCAGTTGCCTAATACTTTTAGCGCTGCAGCTACTTGTTGGTACGCCTCAAAGTCATCCTCATGCAGGTGCTCGCCGGTTTTGTTGTGCAGCTTGATGTCATCCATCAAGTGTACGTAATCGCGCAACAGCGCGCCTTGGATAATACCATCGACACAATCGTCATCAATTTCAATAATCATTTGCCACACTCCTGTTCGTGGTTGATTCGTTTTGCTATTTCTCTTTCGATGTACCAACGTGCTTTGCGTAGGTCTTCTATCGCGTCTTTTTTTAAATCACAACGCCAAATATATTTGAGTGCGTTACCGAGATTAAATCCCATGTGCTCTGTAATTTGAATGCACTCGATTCCGCTAGGGTGCGCGGTATAATGCTTAGGCTGGTTGACTGGATCGTTCATGTCTCATCCTCTTGAGTTCATTTTCCACTGCTTGACACTCTTCCGGGCTCTCACAAACCCAGATTCCCAATAGATCTTTGTATAAGCTAGTGTCAATATCTTCCACACCAGCAAGCGTTTCCATAACATAATTGCCTTTGTATTTGTGCTCTACAATAAAGTAGCTCATAGCTTTAATTCCTTCTTAATAAACTCAACGCCCTTGAGAAAGTGATACCGCCAGTATTTCTCAGACACGTTGGCCTCGATGTGTGTGAGACCTTCTAAAAATGCTTCAAGCACAAACCGCTCTTTCGCTGGCATCTTATCGGCTATTAGTCGCTTGATGTCCAATATATCTTCGGCGCTCCACGGCAAGAAGGCCTCTACTAACTCTGTGGAGATACCGTCATTGTCATCTTGCTCGATAGGGTCTAACTCCTCGTCAGATAGGCGAGGAGTCGCGGCGTTTATTTTGTGTTTGGTTTTTGTTCTCATGGCTATACTAATACGCATTTTAGGTCGTCTAAAAGTGCTTCTTGCAAATTTATTTTTCCGTCCAAAACTTTAACAACTTGCTCGTCGATGCTATTAGACACAGTTAGGTGGTGTATGATAACCGGTTTTTCTTGCCCTTGGCGGTAAATACGTGCGTTGGCTTGGATGTAGTTCTCTGAACTCCATGGTAAATCAAACCACACCGTCTGTGCTGTGTCTCCAACGTTGCACTGTAGATTAAGCCCGATACCCCCACTTTGGGGATGGGCAAGGAGCATACGAATCTCGCCACGACGCCACGCTTCAATGTTGTCATCGTCCAGCACCACAGCCTGCGGGAATTGAAGACGTATGCGTTGGAGCGAGTGCTTAAAGTGGTAGAATACCAGTGTAGGGGAAGAGGACTCTTCCATGATCGACTCAAGATATTCCAGTTTAGAACGGTGTACTTCTTGAGTTTCTCCTTCTTCATTATAAACCGCTCCCGATGTGAACTGGAGGAGCTTGTTCGCCAGTGCCGCTGCTGTCGGAGCTGTGATCTTTTCACCTTTGATGTCAGCGACCATGTCTTTTCTAAGCTCGTCATATTTTGCCCTTACATTTTTGTCGATTTGAATCTTGTGGTACAGCTTGGTGCACTCGGGCAGCTGCAGATAGTCCTCAGCTTTGAGGCTGTAGCAGATGTCTGAGATTTTCTCTTGGATTTGCATGTCCGCGCCCAGCTTGAGCTTCCATGAGTACACCACGCGGGTGTGCCGGTTCATCTGGTCTGGCACCATGTACTTGTCCCTAAAGCGGGTGAGGCTAGTCTCTAGGCGTTGGCCTAAGTCCAGTATACCCACCTGAGACCAGAGATCAGACATGCCCTGAGGGGTAGGTGTGCCAGTTAGGATTACGCGCCTCTGGAAGCCCTTTAAATGCTTCTTGAGTGCCTTAAAGCGCTTAGTGCTGGGGTCCTTAAATCGGCTAGACTCATCAATCACTAAGTTAGTAAACACTAACTTAGGCTGAACGTCACAGAGCCACGCCACGTTTTCTAGGTTAATCAGGTAGATGTCTGCTTCCGAAGTCAAGCCTGACAATCTCTGCGCCGGCGTCCCCATGATCTTGGACACTTTGAGGTGCGACAGGTGGTCCCACTTCTTTACCTCGGCGTCCCAGACCGTCTCCGCTACCCTCTTTGGCGCGATGATCAAGGTCTTGCCCTCGAATTGTTCCGCAATGATGGTGAGCGTCGTCGCTGTCTTGCCCAGCCCCGGTGGCAGAAAAAGTCCCATGTTCGGGACCGTACGGGACAAATTGATAAGATGCTGTTGGTATTGGTGCAGGTCTGAGCGCTTCACGTAAAAAATCCTCTATGTCTTCGTATGTTCTAATAATGTGTACTGGAAAGCCTTGCTCTCCAAACTCGTCAAAAACCAGTTCTTGTCTCTTGCTCAGCTTGCCCGTCGTCGTCTTGAGCTCTACGAATAATACTTTCGAGTTCAGCAGAACTATGCGATCCGGTACCCCCGTCACGGTTGATATAAACTTCAGAGACATACCCCCGTTTTGTTTTACTAGTTTGTTTAGTCTTTGCTCTATCTGTTTTTCTAGCATGCTTTTCCTTTTCGTGCATACAAATTTTAAATATCTGACCGGCTAGGTGGCCTGATAAGTAGGCCCGGGTCTCATTAACAAAGTTGTCCTCTTCGCCTATGTGCTCGGCCAGATGATCCACAGCATGACTAACTTCGTGAGTAATCGTATCAACCAAGTCGCCAAGATTATCATTAACAAGAGATAGATCAAAAACCAAAATAATGATAGCGTCCTTGCCATCACCGATGAGGTGCGTCTCAGCAATCCCGCTGTCCAGTGCATTAGCCTTGAGAGTAACATCGTGGTCCTTTAAGATTTGTTGGAATACCTTGTCGTCAAAGCACAGCTTGATGATGTCCGGAAAGAAGCCAACGTCTAGCTTGTAGTAGTTGTAATTCTTTTTCTTCTTAACCATTAGTGTCTCGTATTCTTTTTATGAGTCAACATGTCAATTATCTGTGCTTGCTCTTCTTCGGGTAGCTCATCCACTGGAGTAGATTGTTCAAAGATCTCGCCCGTTTCAACTAATTGCATGATGCCATCAATCAGCGCATCGTACTCGTCTTGTGTGAGCTCTAACTCATCGGCCCAGCCCTCTTCAAACTCTACTTTGGTTTTCTTTGTCATGTCATTTCCCAAATGGTATAGTTGCAAGAATTTCTACGTGGTCGTTGTCTGCCTCGACGTCAAACTCCACAGTATTTTCAGGCTTCTCGTTAAAGATGCGGTTCCAGTTTTCCTCAAAGGTGTTTTGGTCCACAGAGAGTGGGCGCGGGGTGTCGCCCTTGCCACCGTCACGATTGTTGGTCATTTTGGCTCCTTTGCTTTTTTAAGTCCAAGTCCCTTGCGCAGCTCATGGCTGTGCAGCTTTTTGCCTGGGTTTTTTACTTCGCCTGCAGCCTTGGCAACTTTGGCGGCTTTTTCGCGGTCAGCAAACTTGCCGTTGGATAGCAGAAAGCCACGCTTGTCTGCATTTTTGGGACGGCCTGCTTTCTTCTCAATTTCTTCGTGGCTGTATGCTGGTGTGTCTTTGAGGATCTTGCCCGACTTTTCTTTTACTGCAGGTTCAGTTACTTTGAGTTTGCTCATTTTCCTATGATGTCCTTTAGTTGTGCTTCGATTTCGGTTTCTGTCCAGCCCTTTGCCTCACCGGCCATGATGCACCAAGTACGGGCTAGTCTGAGTGCTTGATTGCTACGTCGTTCTACTTGATTGAGTCGGTGCTCGATTGTTTCGTACAGGTCTTTTGTCATCTCCCGTATGCTATCAATTGCATCGTCATCCTCAAAGCAGTACTTAACTAGGCTCGGAGGTATTGTCACTGGCTCCATGTTGCATCCTTTCTACGTGCCATTTGCACAAGTTTTTGTAATACGTGATGTTTGTTTCGTACTCTTTCAATTTCTCGTCATAGATACGCTTTTGTTCGGCGATGTCTTTGTCTTGCCTGCGCATCACAAGGCCGATCAGAAAGCCAATGAAGAAGGCTAGGGCTATGTCGGTCATCATACTTCGACCCAATCATAGTAAGGCCAGCTTGAAAAAGCCGTGGTTAGTTGATACCGCTCTTTGGCTAAATAACGTTCTAGCCATACTATCTCGTCGTTTGATTTTTTAGGCCACCACGCAAACTTCATAACATACCTGACCTCATTTATCTTTGGTGTTGGTGGTGTTGGTTTTGTTTTCCATCTCATAATTCTGCTCCTAATTCGTTTAGCTTTTTGTTTAATCCGTTTAGTACCATTCTAATCGCAACATAAAATGCAACAACTGGAATAGCAAACGGTACAAAGAGCAATGATAGGGCGAACGTAATTGTGTTCATACATTTCTCCAATATGTATCGTTAGGGTTGGCCAGCATGCTGGCAATAAGGGAGTCAACTGTGGGGAACCACTGGATGACTTTGAGGCCGTCTGCTTGGTAGATGGTGAAGCTCATATTTTTTCTACTTCTGTCCATGCTGCAAAATAGTATCGTTCTCCATCCGTTCCTTCGCAGGGTGCATACATACCATCAACATGAGTATACCGGTATGTTGTATTATCAGACGGAATGGGTGCCGCTGGAGGCACTTTAGTTTCTTCGTCAATAATTTTAAAATTATCACCCCGTTCTAAATCGTACAGTTTCATTACCTATTCTCCTATTCCGTGGGCTCGCTCGATGGCGCGGGCGAACCTAATCTTTCCCATTCTGCTTGAATCTGTTCTTCGGACAACGGTTTAGCAATTTTAATCACTGCGTCCAACACATCCTCATTAACAGTGCAGGTCCATACGTGGTCTGTTTTATAAAACCGCATGACAAAAGTGCCAACAGGAAACTCTTTAAACGCTGTCATTTCTCTTGTGCCTTTCTTATTTCATTTTTACCTTCGGTTCTTTCGGCTTTATGAGTTCTTTTCTTTGTAAACTTGCCAATCAATCCACCATTTTTATTAAATGGTCTAGCTGACCAATACTCATAGGAATGGTCTTTACCGCCTTTTTGAGTTCGGCTCATTTCTCTTGTGCCTTTCTTAATTTAGCCCATTCCGATTCAATGTATTCTTCTGATAACGGCTTGGCTATCTTGATTACTTCATCCAACATATCTTCTGTGACTGTGCAAGTCCACACATGGTCTGTTTTATAGAACCGCATTACAAAATTGCCGACTGGGAACTCTTTAAACGTAGCACGTTGCGCATCTTGCCGGTCTTGTGTGGTGAAGGTGGTCATGCTATCTCCTATACTTTGCATGTTTGCATTCTGGGTGGTGGTCAGTCCACACGCAGTGGCTGTCACAAAACTTATCTTCTTCCGTTAGTGTTGCTTCAATCTCCTGTGTTGACGCAGCTAGTTCCCACAACGCCCGCTCTTGTTGCATGCCTAGTTTGCGCCCAGCTTCGTGGCCTTGTTCAAATCCGCCAGCGTGGGCAATGCCCTCGTGATGGCTTTGGTTTTCAACCATGCGCTCAATACGGGCTTTCAACGCCTCAATTTCGGCTTGTTGCTGGCGTAGCATGGTTGCTGCTTGGTCTAAATACACTTGCTTAGTTCCCCAAGGTAGTTGCTCTTGCTCTTTTAGAAATCCGTCTAATTCATCAGCTAGATCAGTTGCGTTCATTTTTTAAGTGATCCCCATATCCATCCAAACGCGAAGATCAGTGCAAACAAGATGATCCATTGGATTGCTTCTAAAAGGTCAGTTGATAATGCTCCACACATATCTATCTCCTAAATTGGGGTGTTGGTTTACGTTGGCCGTACATCAGGCGGATCTTAAGCGCCTGAATGCTGCCAAATATTTTGTTGCGGTGGCCTTGGTGGGCTCGGCGGATCTTCTGCATTTTAGTGCGGTGTTTGCGACCCACGATACCAGAGTGCCAATATCGCCAATTAAAGCTACGGGATCTTACCTTTAACTTATTGGGCGAGATTGTCCTGCGCCGACCCACACCCCCAAACAGGCGGGTGAAGTCGTTACGCATCACCGTTCGGCGAAACCTAAACTTATTGATTCTCATTCTCAACTGGCTTTCCGGCCAAGGCGAACTGTGCATACTGCCACGCTGTATCGCGGACCTCAGCGGGGCTTGCGCCCCTTGCTACTAGGCCCATGACGGCCGCCGCGGCCATTGTGAATAGTTGCTCTTCGTGCGTCATTAAAATATCTCTCCGTTGTCTAATTTCTCAATGCTGTCAATATACCTCTGAGCCTTCTCATTCAGACGTATGCCCTTATAAATGTGCTGCCTCTGCCCACCGATGCGAGTCGAGTCCGATTCAACGTGGTGCTCTTGAATCGCGGCCAAGAATCTGCGCTTGAATGATAGCTCCGAGCCGGGGGTGATGCTCTTGTGCAGTGCCCAGCGCTTGTAGCATGCAAAGATGTCATCCTTGTTGACCGTGTAGGCTGGGTCAATCTCAAGCACGTCATCAATGAACGAGCCGATTGGGTTGCCCAACTCGCTCATCAAGTCTAAGTACTCCTTGCCCGACTTAGGCTGCACAAAGTTACCACCTCGCGCCAGACGTCTGCGCTGACCTTCGATCACCCAGTTAAAGATGCCTGACAATTCTTTTCTCAAGCGTGATGACAGTGTGGTGTCTTCCTTGTTGTAAAAAGATTTTGACATCTTAAGCACTAACATGCGGCCGGTGAGCGCGTTACTGTTCTCGGTTAACTGGAGTACTTCGTTAGAATAAATAACAATCCTAGTAGGTAGGTAACCATTCCAAGACTCTTTGTTCTTACGGTTGACTGTGACAGTATCTCCACCCACAATGCGCAGTAACTGGCTGACCACAGCAGAACGATTACGCTCAGGAGCACGGGCGTCGGTAAAGGAGGCAAGGAGCTTGCCAAGCCAAGGTTGTAGTCCAAAAGTATCACAGAGTTCCTCCAGTTGTGGTGCCACTGTATTGTGTTGGCCTAAGAGGTCAACGAGCACCTTGTTAATCGTACCCTTACCGCTACGTCGCGGACCAATGATGTTTAAAAACTTCTGCTCTGAGGTGTCCCCTGAGAGAATATACCCAAAGTATTCCTGCAGCAGCTCCTTGGACTCATTGTCCTCGCCCCAC